TCTTTGACGATGGGTGCCTGACGCTCAGTCCCATCCTTACGCATAACCTTACGCTTAATAGTAACAAAGTCACCACGTTCATCTCCCTTGTTAGCGATAGGAAGATTAGCAGCTTCGATGGTTGCACGGTTGTCATCGTTAACCTCAACCTGAATGCTCCACACCGGATCGAACTTGACGTTCGGCTCAGTGATAGAAGCATAGTGGCACTTACCAGAAATGTAAATCGGATCGTTCATAAATAGTCTCCTTTAAAACGCTGCGCTATTGCAGCCATGATGGGGATCATTCCCCGTTGGGTTGTCTACTACTAACTAAACAACGAGTGCATTATAGCACATCGTCTAT